ATGAGGCGCGCCGAGATGCTGTTGCTGAAGAGCCTGGCGGAAACACTGATGGCCGACCGGGACAACCGCCACGACGACTTGCAGGCGACCATGCGGCTGGCGCACCTGAGTTCGCCGGAGATGATCCTGTACATGGTCAACCGGGTGCTCGAGCTCGAAGAGAGCATCGAGCGGATCGCCGCGGTTCTCCAGAAACTCTCTGCGGACGAGCCGATGCCCCTAGAGGAAACGCCGCCCGAACCAGCCTTCGAACCGGCCCTGCAGTCCCGCGCCACCGAGAGCGCGGAAACCTAGCGGCGGGCAGGCCGCTACACCAGCACCTGGCGAGTGCTGGCGATCAGCGCATGCACCTGTCGCTCCACCTGCTCCGCCACCGGCACTTCGGGCCCCCGCCCCTCCGGGCAGGGCAGGTTCGGCGTGGTGCCGAACAGCCGGCAGATCAGCGGACGTTCCTCATAGGCCTCGCAGCCGTTCGGTCCGAGATGGACGCAGTTCCACTCGGCCAGGGCGGCGTCGTGTTCGGCCTCGCTCTTCAGCGGCAGGCGGGCCATCTCTTCCGACGAGGCGGTAACCGGCCCGCAGCAATCGTGGCAGCCGGGCTTGCAGGCGAAGCCCGGTATCTGCAGGCGTAATTGGTCTATCTGGCGACCGATGCAACTCATGGGAAATCTCCTCGGCGGGGGAAGGATTGTACAGCGCGGACCGGAGCATTCCGAAAGTACCGGTAAGGATGCTCTCCAGCGAGCCGAATCGACCTGTTCAACCTGCGCGCTCTCCGTTCCCGGCCAGGGAAACAGCCCGGCTCCCTGTCCGCCCGCCCGTCCACGGCTATCTGCCGTCACGCCGCTCCCGAGCGCGGTAGCCCCGAGACCGCACAGGGGCGGAACGACGTGGCATAATCCGGCGATCACCTTTCGGCGACCTATCGGCAGGGCCCGGGAAGACCCGGGCCTCGGGAGAAGCAATGACCTACGTTCTCTACGGCATCAAAGCCTGGGACGCACGATAGAATTTGTTTTTTCCTATATGCATCAAGTAGTTATGTCGAAAAATACCATCAAAAATCACTTCGTTTGAGAACATCCGCAAGCCAACAGAATCAAATGCTTACGGTAGCGTTTTGGAGGAAAAAAAGACCAAATCAGCGCTCTGCCTCGTAGACCGCCACGCCCTTCCCCACCAGAATCCACTTCTCCTCCGGATCACCTGGCCGACAGATGGCCACCTCTACCTCGGTGCTCTTCCCTTCTGCCGGCTCAGCCGGACGAATGGCAGCATGCCGCAGCAAGTTATCCATGCCAGGCACGAACGTGCTCTCGGAGCAATGGAACGACCAAACCCCCGCCCGATTCGCATCGTTCACCTTCCGATCAAGCTTCAGCGTCCACCCTTTCTTGAGTCTCACCACCAGCACGGCCATGCTCCCATTCAAAATGGGTAGTCTACACGCCGACCGCGTCCGGCAGCGGATACCTGGCCTTGATCTCCTCGACCTTGGCGATCCAGGCGCTGTAGTCCGGCTCGGTGCCGGCTTTGATCGCATCGAACTCGGCCTCGGTCTTGAGCGGGTCACTCTCCAGGCGGTAGGCATTCGCCCGCGCCGCGGTTGCGGCATCGTACTCAGCCTGCCAGCGTTCTTGCGCCTGCTGTTCAGCGGTCTTTACCTGGCCCCAGTCGATCATCGCGGTAACTCCACCGGGCCGTCGGCCTCGATCAGCAACGGTTCAGGGAAGCGAGCGGCGGCACTGGCATCATCAGCCAGCGGGAACCGCAGGATCAGCTCCAACCGGCCGGCACGTCGCAGTACGGGACCAGCGAACCACTCCGACCCGATAGCCTCGGCCGGCAACTCGCCGCCCTCCGGGAGCGGAGTGAAGTCGAACGCCTGGCCGTTCACGGTGAGTACATCGCCAGCCCTGCTCAGTGACAGGCGCTCGTCGCGTCGCGGCAGCGGAGCAAACGGTGACAACTTGATGATCATCAGAACCACCTCCCCACAACCATAATGCTCAACCCGTTGGTGCCAAGGTCTTCATTCAAGTAGAAAGTAACTTGGTCCCCACCCATGTAGCCGCCCCTAACCACCGCCGCAGCCGATGGCCAGCCGCTGAACGGTATCCAGTTGACGATGAGGCTATATGAGGATCCTCCGATAAACTCAGCCGCCAACTGCACTGTGTTGGGCCCTGCTTGGTAGTTGCTACCAGACCCCGTGATTTGGCGTATGCAAATCTGAGTTCCATCTGCAAACCGAACGAATTCGCCGTTTGCGTTGCTACCACGTTGAATCACCGCCCCTGTCGGTATTCCGCTCGACTGCGAAACGGCGCCGAGGATGCTGTCTCGCGAGTACAAAGCCCCAGTTGATCCAAGGGCGCTACGAACTGCAGCGCTCCCCAGACCAAGAGAAGTGCGAGCGCCAGCAGCAGTCGGCGCACCTGTCCCGCCAAGCGCAACCGGCACCGTTTCGCCGTCGGCGAACTCGCGGAGACTGCCGTAGCCGTTTCCGTCGTTCTGCAACTTCGTCGGTCGTACATCAGCCATTGAAAAGCACCTGCAGGTTGAGAGTTGCGCCGCCGGCGGTGTACGCCGGCAGTTGGCCGTCTGGGTTCATGGCGAGCCGCAACATGGAGCCGTCGGCGAGATACCCAGGGACAGCCGCTGGGATGCGGACGTTCATCGGGTATGCCACCACGACGCCCGCGCCGTTGGTGACGAACTGGTCGTAGCCGGTGCTGCGCCGGACGAAGTAGATCGCGTTCGGCTCCAGCGCGGCAGGCAGTTGCGCGACGACCTTGTGGGTCTGGAGCACAGCCATTACCAGGCCGTCCCATTCCACTCGGCCGGGATCGGCTGGCCGTTGAAGCGCACCAGGCCAGACTCCTCACCGAACTTGTCCAGCGTCGACTTGTTCGCGTGCGTGTGCGCCTGGGAAACGGCAGTGTCGATCTGCGCCGGCGTCGAAGTCGGCCGGCCGTTGATCGCGTCCCAGTTGAGCTCGACGTCCATCGACTCATACTCGGCCACCTTCAGCCAGGCGCTGGTCGCAGGGTTCCATGCGTACAGCGCAGCGCCCGATTCGACTGTCGGGTCCGCGCTCGCATCTTGAACCAGGACGAATATTGCGCCCTCAGGCTCCAGGGCATCGCGTGCAGCGATATCGGCTACGAACAGGATCGGCGCGCCGGTGCCGGGCAGGCTGGCCAACGCCTCGTTGATCAGCGCATTGATCATCGCGCTGTTGCCGATCGAGCGCGCCACACCCGCCGAGTTCGTCAAATACGATTCGGCGAAGTTGCTGTTCTCCACGAAGTAGAAGCTGTCCGGCTCCAGCGTACCCGGCAGGGTCGCCACTTTGAAAAATCGAATCTGGGCCATTTCATCACCAATCAGTCGCGCCCCATTGGGCACCGTCTACGCCATCCCTCCCGGGAGGCCCTTGGTCACCCGCAACAACCACAAGCACATCGGCCGGCGGCGTCACGGTGACTGCGTATTCCTGCATCTCGCTGAGCACAAGCGGCTCGCAATCAACCTCGATCGCCAGCGCCCAGGGCTCGGCGGCGTCATCCATCGCCCCCTCCCCCACGGCTCACAGTGATCGGTCCGCTGTAGTAGCGGTGGACCGTGCCATCTGGGTATGTCACGTCCACGTCGTAGACCGCCGACGCCCATGCCAACGCCGCGGTATCGGAGGCCGATATCTCCCGCGAGATCGTTCCGGCGCCAGCGATCTCAAGGCCGGAGCCGAGCGCCAGCGTCATCAGCACAGTCCCGCCTGGCGCGTCGCGGATCTGCATCCGTACCTCGGTGCCAGCCAGGTCAACGGGTGGCTGGTAGATCAATTGCCCGCCCACAGGCGCCAGCCCAACGGCTGAAAGCAGATTGATCTCGACGGTGTTGTCGTCGATGGACGCGACCCGGTGAGGCAGTTGCCGAAGCCGGGCGCGGTTCAGTTCGGGCATGCCCTGGACGCCATCTATCCAGGCCAGCCACGTGCCGGGCAATCCGTGCCCAGGGATGGTCAGCCGGACGGGAGCGGTCGGCGCGATCTGGGTGATCGGCCGGTAGACAAGGCTCGGTTGCATGATCCGCATCGTGTCGCGGAACGTCGCCCCGCGCTCCACGCGCAGGGGTACACAGGCCGGCGTCATGCGGCTTCTCCTTGAAGTAGTGAGAGGGGCTAAACCCAACTGGTCAGGTACTGGATGCACTCCGGGCCGCGAGAGAGCTCTCCGGTGATCGGGTTGCAACTGGCTCGCACCCAGCGGTCGGCTGGCTCCCAGAAAAATCCGCGCCGGTACTCATGCGCGGGCTTACTCTTGGTCAGGGTGTCGGTAACCGTTCCAGAGGTCACGCCGCCGAGGCGCACGGCCGGCCCCTGGCGAACGCTGACAGTTGTTGTGGTCTGCCCCTCGGGATAGTCGAACGGATCGCGGATGTGGCAGATGGCTGCGCTGTTGTTGCTCAACGCGGCGAGCCACACCTGATGCTGGTCCTGGTTGGCCAGCATGTTCTCGCCGTTCACCAGCCACTGGTAGGTCACAACGGTGTTGACGATATGCATACCTGGGGGGAATGTCGTCGTCGGCGGGGTAACCACCGGGCCACCCGTATGGTCTGGGTCGGTATAAGTCGTGACGTCATCCGGCTCCCCCGTACACTTCACCGTCCGAGTGATCTGCAGTCCTGTCCCTGGGATGTAGAGCGCCTCGAACTGCTCTGTCAGTACAGTGCTGTCGACAACTGATCCGGAGCCGCTCAACAGCGCAACCTCGCTGCTTCGCTCCGTCGCTGTTCTTGTCGTCACGCCTGGCTCGTTGCGGTACTCCTTAAGTGCATAGTGGCGTCGGTTGTAGCGCGCGGTATGGATGTTGCCCTGGGCGTCATACCAGGCGGTCAGCAACCCGGAGGTCTGGTTCCACTCCTCTCGATAGAGCGTAGTTTCGATGGGATCGCCCGGCTGACTGCTCTCGTCGGTCACCTGATGAACCGGATTACCGAGCGCGGCCTGGCGATTCTCGATCACGTCTATTGTGACCGTCTGACTGTGATCCGCCTCTGGATCTCGGATATCCGGGGCAATGGTCACCTCGACGAGACCATACAACCCCTGAGGGGCTCCAGACGGGGACGAACCGCTGACCACCGACGTTCCGGGCGGAGGGTCAATCTGCCGCATCCCTTCACCCTGTGTCACTACCACCCCCAGCAGCAACCGATTTCGGTAGACCCCCAGCAGCTTCAGGTAGTCCAGCTTGACGTTTTCACCAAAAAACCAGTAGTCGAAGTTGCTCCCGAGCAGATCTTTTACCGCGCACTCTGGCTGTCCTGCGCCCTGCCCAACATCCTCAAGCGTTATCTTCTTCCGAAGGGCGTGAATCGTTCCGCCCTTTGTCCAAAAATCGAGGTAGTAGCTGCCCTGCTCAAAATTGAGGTAGATATCTACATACAGCGGGCGTCGCGGTTCCTCGTCGCTATCCCACCAGAGAGGAAGCCCCCTGAACGGCGCTTCGCCTGTATAGGGCTGCCCCTCGGCCGAGGTCGTCGCGCCGCCGTAGTACAACTGATAGTCGTAATTGCCTCCGCCTCGGAGGATCGTTCGCCCCCACCACTTCCCGCCCTGCTCCTCGACCTGCGGGTCGTCCTGGTCCGGCAGGCCGATGTCGAACAGATGCGTATGATTCATCGGCCAGGTGCCGTAGTACGCGATCGCTGGGCGCGTCGCCCCGTTCGGCAGGGTGACGTAGCCGGCCAGATCCTTGTCCGGCTGGCGGATCTTTCCGTGCCACGGCCAGCCCATGCGAACGACCTCGCCGTCCCAGGGCATCAGTTGGTTCATGCCTTGAACTCCATACGGCCGATATTCTCGCCGCCATCCTGCATCTCGAAGCTGGTGACGCGCTTGAACACAACGACAACCAGGCCATCGGTGCTCACGATCTCTTCATCGGCCACCGTGCGCTTCGACTTGTCGGTTTCGGCCAACGGCCAGGACACACCGCCCCCGCCGATCTGCTTGCCTGCGGGGTTGTAGTCGGCCCTGCCGCGCGCGGCATCCAGAGCTCCGCGCGGATCGATCTTGCGCAGTGCGCGTGCCTGACGCTCCGGCTCGATCAGCCGGTTGAGCGCTGCGGTCAAGCCCTGGTCACCGCGGCGCTCCGCTTCAACCCGCTGGCCGCCGGCGCGGCGGATCGCTTCGTTCCTCGCGCCGATGCCGCGGCGCTCATCTGATAGAGCCATGATCCACCTCCTTATGCCGGCGCTGGCACGTCAGCGAGCACAAGCATGGTCATCGTCCCAGCGCTGGCGTCGTAATACACACGCGCCCAGGCCTCACCAGCTAGGTCTATGCCTCGGATCTGGAATCCATACTCGCGGGTTGAAGCCCAATTCCTCTGCATCCCGACGATGAACGTCCCACCCGGCAAGTCGACGCCACCCGCGGTCCCGACAAAAAACACTGAATCTGCGTTCCCTTTGACGTGCAAATCAAATTGCCGAGAAGAGGCTGTGTCGATATCGACAGCCCCGATCTCGTTCTCAGGAATGTTATTCAGAGGCGCCTCGACAACAGCGTGCTGCGGCCCAAGCGAGAAATTGCCCGCGCCAGTTATGTGCAGTACTTCGGAGGGAGCGCTTCCACCGCCGCCACCCTGCTTCACCCAATCCGCCGCAGAGGCCGTGCCCTTGGCAAGGTATTGGTCACCGTTTGTCGTGTTTACGTAATGAGCGCCCACGCTGGGCGGGGCCGAGGGTGGAGCGCCAGCACCGGACAGGACGTGCGTAACAGTTGCCATCAGTTGTTCTCCATGATCAGGTTGTTTCCGGCGCCATCGACGAGAGCCGAACCGCTCGCATCGACCAGGGCTCCTTCGGGAGTGCCGCCCTCAAGGGCCGCGATTCGCGCTTGCAGTGCCATGAGATCGCCGGCCGTGACGGCTGCATAGATCGCCGACCCCGCCGGCCAGTTGCCGTCGGCGGTGGCTTCCTGGGCGCGCTCGATCGTCACCACCCCACCGGCGCGGGAGGTTGCTTTCACGATCTCATGCTGAGCGCCGGCAGCATCCGCCAGCGTCAGCAGCACCCAGTTACCGCCAGAGAGCGGCAGCAGCGCGGCGGCAGCATCCGGCACCGTCAGGCTCAATTCGCCAGGCGAAAGGCCGGCGCTCAGCGTCGTCTTCCAGTTGTTGATCCATGCTCTCGCCATCGCTACATCTCCAGTACGTCATCGGGTACAGCCACCCGGTAGGTGGCCGCGATCTCAGGCGCATGCTCGTCCCGGTAGGTCTCAGGAATGTCGTTTGCTGTCAGCGAGAACCGCCGCGGGAACAACTCGGCGCCGGGATCGCGGTTGCTCCAGTTGCCTGAGAAACCATCCGCCTCATCGTCATACGCGGGACTGCCGTTGCGGCCCCCGAGCTGCGTCGAGAGCTGTCCGCCGCCAGACGGTGGGCTGACGGGATCGGACGAACCAGCAGGAGGAACAAGGGGGTCTGCGGCGCCAGCGCCACCTCGCATCACCGCGATAGAGATCGTAGTAAGGGCGCTACCGGACCCGAGGTCGAACCGGTCAACAATGCGTCGACACTTGCCCACCGCACGCGCGCCCTGATCATCGAGGCGGAGCGTATGCACAAGATCGATCGGCAGGATCATCGACGTCGGCACATCCCAGGTCACGGTCGTGCCGCGGTGCGCAGCAATGAGCGTCGTGGCGCCCTGGGCCAACAAGCAGTTCAGCGCGGACAAACGCCGGTTGTCGTCCTTCTCATCGCTGTGCCCTGTGCTGCCGCCGGTGATCGGATCGCTTTCCCAGCCCGAAGCCTTGTCCGACTCGATCTCGAACGAGGCACGCTGCCGACCGACAATTGGGCCGGTCGCCGTCACGCTCGGCTGAACCTCCATGACCAGCCGGTAGCGCTCGGTGACGGCTTGCGTCCAGCGCCTCCCAGCGATCCAATTTCCGCCCAACAGCAGGTCGGTGAAACTATTGACCCAGGCCGCTGGCGGATTGCAGTAGACCCCGGTTGGCGGCAGTGGATACCAGGTGGCATAGAACAATGTCTGACCGCTGCTTTCGGTCGCCGAGGTGATCATCTCGACATCCGGTAACTCGGTGTCATCGCCGCGCCAATTACAGAACCCCGCCTCGCCGACCGCGTTACCCGTCCCGGGGTGCTGCCAACCATACGATGCGTTCAACTGCCAGAGCCGACTGAATCGGTAGTCGCACTCGATCTCGATCCTGTTCGTCTGCGAGCTCAGGTCGCCGAGGCTGACCTCGACCGAGTTGTAGACGGTCGATCCGGCGCCGAACTCGAACGCCGGAGGCTGCGAGAACAGACTGGTCACACGCAACTCGCCGGTAGGCGCGCAATCCAGGGCCGCGGCCACGGTCGTCAACCGCTCTTGCGCGTAGTCCCAGCGCGATCGCCCCTCAACAGGCTCGAACACATCGGATGACCACTCGCCGCCGATCAGCGCATCGATCTGTGCGATCTCCATCGCCTCGATGCGCTGCTGTAACTGATCGGAGCAGCGCGCAGTCAGCGTCCGCCCCACTGCGTCGAACGTCGGGTCCGCGATGCGGCCGGTGAATCTCACCACGTCTGCGGTCACGCCCTCGGCAGTGGAAAGGTAGCGGATCGTGACCGCCCGCCCCACCCACGACGTCGGCGATACCGGGTCAGTGCCGAGGTACAGCGTGAACGTAGCGGTGCCAGAGGCGCCTTCCTCGCGGTCGACTTCGACAGCCCCAACGAGGCGTGCCGTCCAATCCTCATCGTCGACGAGCAGGCGCAGGCGCCAGGCAAACGCCTGGCCAGGCTTGATCTCGACAGGGCCATCTCCGCCGCCGGCCATGCCGAATCCGTTCAGCGGGCCGGCGTTCAGTGGCATGCCGTTCAGCAGCATGTCAAACCTCCTGCCAGTTCAGGGTCCATCCGTGCGCGGCGTTCATCGACGTCGACGGCGGGTCCGCGAACACGTTGAAGCGAGGCATGAACTGGACCATGTAGAGCGTCGCTGCCGGGCGTTCTGTAACGGTCACAACCAGGCCTGCACGCACGCATGGCGTCGGCATCCAGCGCCCCTCAACCAGCGCCAGCGCCCACGGTTCCTTGTCCGTGCGCGGCGCCTTTGGCAGCGTGAACGCAGGAGAGTCCTGGGCGATGCTGATCGGCTGTATCGCCTGCATCTCAAGCGATGATCGGTAGTCGAGCGCGTCGAGTCCGACCGGCACAAGGCCCGAGCCGGTCAACGTGCCGGAGAGCTTGCCGTCCCAGTGGGTCAACTTCACGCCAGCACCGTCGCTCATCCTGACGACCGTCGCGCCGAACAAGGGCTCCATCGACTGATCCGGCGCGCCGGCTTCTGGCGGGATGGGTACTCCGCCGAGCGTAATAACCGGGTAATCCATGCCGTTCTCCTACGGACGTGCGGTGCGGCCTCGCTTGAGTGCCTGCAGCCGCAGAATGTCGTTTACCGATCGCTGATCCCCGAAGACCGAGACAGTCGAGCCGCCGAACGACAGATCGATCCGCCCCAGGTTGGGGAGTTGCCCTGAGCTCGGCGCCGACGTCGCAACCTCGGCGGCGGCCGGCGATAGTCCATCTAGCCCGCGCATCCCGGCCAGGCGGCTGGCAAGCGCCGAGACGCTGTTCGGGAACACCTTCTCCGCACCACCGAACGCAACCAGTTCCGGACCTCGCTCGCCGACCCATGCAATGCCCGGCGCGGCGCTGTTGGTACCGGTCGCGTAGCCGGGGAAGCTGACCGGAGGCGTGGTTCCGCTAACGGCGGACATTTCGCCGGTGGGCACCAATTGAACAGGGATCAGGACAGGCGTTTCAGACAGCGCCTGCAACTGGGCTTTGATCGCCTCGATCTCCTCCGGCGGGAGGTTGAACGAGATCTCGATGCCCTGGAGCGCGGTCGCTGCATCTGACAGCTCCGCGATCCGCGCACGGATACTGTCGAGCTTCGCGTCTGCCTGCGACTGCTGCAGATCGTTCGCGGCAAGCTCAATGGCCTGGAGCTCCTTAGCGAAGCCGGTGAACCCGTATGTGTTCTCTCCGGCAGCCTGCAGTTGCTGAAGCATTTCGAGCGCCTTCTGCGCCTGCGCCTGTGCCGTCTCGGCGTCGCCCTTGCGCAGCGCCTGGGCTGCGGACTGCTTGAGGGTCTGGGCCGAGGCATAGCTCGGGTCGCCGCCGACGCCGGCTTGTAGCCCGGCAATCGCTTCGCTGTAGCGCTTCTCGATAGCCAGGCGGTCCTTCCGAACTTTCTCAACCGCTGCCAGCGCGCCTTTCTCGGCCGCCTCCTGCTTCTTGAGAGAGTCCTGCACCGCCTTCAGCCGGCCGTCACGCACTTGGCGCAACGCTTCGGAGTACGCACGCTCCGACGAGAGCGCAGCTTGCTGACGTGCATCATCGACCGCCTTGACCTGGGCGGCGGCTTCCTCGGCCGCCTTTCGCGCCTCTGCCGTCATGCCAGTCTGTTCTTCCAGCAACTGCTCGCGGTACTTCTTGAACGCTGCAAGGCGCTCGCTGATCTGCGCGTCGGACATGAACAAGTCGACCAGGCCGAAGCCGTCTTCGGCGGCCTGCAGCTTCTGGATCTCCTTGTTCACCCTGTCGAGCTCGGTGACGTTTCCGGTCACCCGCGCAGCCAGGTAGCCCAGATCCTCACCAAAGCCGGAGAACAGCGAGCCACCTTGAGCCGCTGCGGCAGCCAGGCGCACCAGGGCGCTGGCCAGCGTGGTCAGGTTGCCCTGGATCGTCGGGTCGGCCAGCACCTCCTTCAGTTCCTTCAGAGACTCGATCAGCGGGCCGGTGTCCGCCTGGCCGACGCCGCGGCGGATGGTGTCTTCGATCGCCGTCCATTCCTTCGAGACGGAGTCACCGAACGAGGCGAGTTCGCTCTGCAGCTTGGGCAACTGTCCGATCAGCGCGTCGGTGACCACTGCCGCCGTCAGCTTGCCCTCCGCTGCCAGCGCCTTAAGTGCCGAGGTCGGCACACCGATGCCATCAGCCAGAGCCTGCATCAGGCGTGGCGCCTGTTCGGCCACGCTGTTGAACTCGTCCCCGCGCAGCGCGCCAGCACCCAGCGCCTGGCCGAACTGGACCACCCCGTTCTCAGCCTCGACCGCAGAGGCGCCCGACACGCGGAACGACGCCGACACGGCCTCGGTGACCTTGAGGATATCCTGCTGGGTGCGGCCCGCTTCCTTGAGGGGGCGACTGATCCGCCCGTACAGCGTAACCAGCGCCTCAACCGGCTGGCCGGTGTTGTAGGCGATGCGCTGCAACTCCTCGAGGGCGGTGTTGAACTCTTCCTGAGATCCGGTCGCCAGCCGCAGGCGGGCGTTCATTGCCTGGTAGGCGTCGGCGGTGTTCGCTACCGCCTTCACCCCGGCGGCGAGCGCGCTGAACGTGAGATAGCCTGCGAGCAACTTGCCGCTGGCGGCCAACGCCTTGTTCGTCACGTTGAGGTCGCGATTCACCTCGTTGAACATCTGCCGGGTGCGGTTTACCCCCTCGACGATCAGTTGCGTGGTCACTCTACCGGCCATGGTCGAACTCCTGCAGGAACTGTTTAAACCCCTTCAGGGGTGCGCGTGCTGCGCGGCGAAGCAGCAGGTGATCGCGCCGGTCCTGCTTGACCTGGGCGCCAACCTGCTCGATGAACACCTCGATCTGTTGAAGCGTCATGCGCGAAACCTCATCGAGACTGAAGCCCGCGCGAACCAGGCTGGTTACTGCTGCTGCCCAACCAGCGTTGCCAGCGTCGTCACTGCCGCTTGCTGGGCGCGGGCGAAAAAAGCGGCGTTGACCCGAATCACCTGCATGACGATCTGCATCGCTACGTCGACAGGCAGGCGATACACGCGCCAGCGGCTGAGGTTCGTGGTCCTGCGCAGGATCTTCCGCAGCTTGGCCGATCCGGCCTTGCCGAACTGCAGGATGGCGGGAACGGTGCCGTCGCTCAGCACCTTGAGCAGGTCACTGGCGATATCCCCGAACAACTCGAAGTCGGCGAGGCGGACGTGCCGCACGATCACCGGCGCGCCGTTGACGTAGATGGTTTCAGGTTCGGGAAACAGGATTCCAAGGTCAGACATGGGCCACCCAAATGAAAAGGCCCGCCATCAGGGCGGGCCAGGTTGATCTACGGCCATCAAGCCGCATCGGTGTTCTGGACTTCCCAGGTCCAGATCGCAGCCTCGCCGACGTCGTAGATGTTCGGGTCGGCCAGAAGGCGGATCTGCACAGGGATCACACCGAACTCGGCGCCCTGGTTCAGCGGCAGGCCGCCGTTCAGGCTGATCCGCGCGTAGAAGCAGTTGATCCGACGCTTCTCACCGTCGCCAGCTTCGTTGGTCTGCTCGAACATCACCCGGTAGAACTTGCGGCCGGTGGTGAACGGCTTCACCAGGTCGACAGTCGGGTAGGTGTAGCTGACCTCGATCGGCAAACGCTTCAACCCACCATCCGGCGGAGCAGCGGTGGCATTGATCGCGTCGGCCAGCGTGCCGCCCGGCAGAGGACGGATGCCGCCGGGGGTGACGGCGTAGTCAACGCCGCGCACATAGGTCGGCGTGCCGCCGGCTCCGGTGACGCTGCTGACCTCAAGGGGAATGTGCGCCAGGCGGATGATGCGATCGACATAGGCGTCATGCACCTCTTCGGAGACGGTCCCCGATGGCACACGCTCAACAGAGCCGTAGAGGATCACCGCGGCGGCGCGCGGGGAAAAGTTGACGGCCTCGCCGGTGATGTTGATCGCCGTGATGGACGTTACGCCGTCGAGTTCAGGTAGGCCGAGGCGCGTCGGGTCGGGGATGGTGATCTCGGTCGACTCCGGCTCGGCGCTGGTCGTTTGCAGCTTGAACAGCTCCTCGTACACAGACGACGGATACGGTGCGACCGACGTCGGGCCGCGGAACAGTTGGGTGTAGAGCATCGTTTTCTCCTCGGCCTGGCCGATCAGTTGTAGGTTTCGACGTAGATCACGCCGATGGTTGCGGTCAGGGTATGGAAGTTGCGACCAGCCTCGGCAAACTGCGCCACCGCCTCGTCGATATCCTCCACAAGCCCAGGGAACTTGCGCTCCGGCTGGTCTTCTCCGAAGCCAAGGGCGCGCAGAATGTCGACGTGGACGTCATCGAGTTCGTGTTCCTCCGCTGATCGCGGGAATACAACCTCGACTTCGAACGTGCGGAGCCTGGTCGCCTGGCGTACCGCCGTTCCGGTTCGCGCGTCGTTCGCGACTCGCACAAGGGCGTATGGCCCGCTGGCTTTGTCCGGCACTCGCTCTGTCGGCCCGTAAACTGCCCGCAGGTCCGTCAAGTAGCCGTTTACCGGGCGAATCTCGCCCAGGCGGGCCCGCAGGTCGCGTGTGACCTGGCTCGCTTTCGTTCGCATGGTTGGTTTTCCTCAGACGGCCTTTTCGAGCTCGCGGCGGATGCGCCGCTCGAACTCTTGGCGCAGAAACGCATTGGTCCAGCGGATGGTCTTCGCCGTAGTCAGCAGCCGGAACCAGTACGCCACCGACGGGCCTTGTGCTTCCTGCAGGGCGCGCCGATAGGTGTAGCTGGTGACATTGGGCGAACGGCCCCGCGCCGTCCTGGCCCGCTGACTGCGGGTAGACAACGGCCGCTGCAGCCGCCCCGATGGGTTGACGAAGCCTGCGGCAACTTTCCGACCGTTCGGGCCGACGACATAAATCCTCGCCCGCGTCGAGTTGATTGGCTCGAAGATCCAGCGCCGGTATGCCGTGACGTTAACGCCAGACGACGACGGAATAAGCCTCGCGTTCATCCGGCCCGACCTCGCGCGCTTGATCACGATCCGACGGTTGGTGAAGGCACTGGTGAACGCGGGCCGCATCGGTTCGTTGTAGCGCTGCTTCCTCGTCTGCGTCGCCGTGGTATTCAGCGCGCCGCGCATCACTGGATCAACGCGCCGGCCGGCTTCCCGGAGGCGCGCTTGCGCCTGCTCGACGCCGACCAACCTGATCGGCGCCCTCATTGCACACGCTCCAGCCAGATCCCGCGGACAATGCCATCGTCGGTGCCGTCGGCGTAGTCGACGACGAAGTAGCGCACTCGATCCACCTCAAGCAGATCGCCCACCTGCACCCTCCCCGTCTCGATCAGCGCAACCTCGGCGCGAATCTTGTAGGCCGTCGCCTGGCCGTTCTCGTCCAGCCAGGGCGCATCGTAGTTCAGAAACACCCGGCAGTTTCGCGGCGGCGCGCCATCTGGCCGGTATGTCGCCGGCTCGCCGATCAGCTCTGTTGCGGTGATCGCCAGTTCGGCCCGACGACCAGTGAAGTCGCGGGCGCTGTCGATGTGGAAGAGGCGCCCATCGGCGCGCAGGTAGCGTCCTTGCCGAATGCGCTCGTCCCACCAGGCCCGAACCTCAACCTTCGCCGGGTTCCGCAGCCCACCCGGAAACGGCGGCTCCGCGTTCTCCTTGGTCTGAATGCCGCACCAGATCCAGTCGATGCATCGCGGCGCCAGGTCTTCGTCAAGCACCAGCAGATCCGCCGGCGTGTCGAGCCGTCCTGCACGCATCGCTACCCCCTACTTCTCTTCGGCCTGGGTGGAACCCTTGGGCGATTTCGCAGGGACTTTGCGCGACCTCGGGTCGAGGGCTTCGCCATTCGCTACCAGGCGCTCACCGTCCTCGAGCGTGGTATCGAACAGCTCGCCAGGCTGGACCAGGCGGCCGCCCCGATAGAGCGGCTGTATCGCTTTGAACTGCATGTTGCTCTCCTTTCGGTTTGCCCTAGCGCAAGTTCATCCAGCGGTAGGGCTCCCAGAGATATTGGGTGGCCATCGGAAGTTCCGACGTAATGGTTCCGATGACTGCTGACTCCCGATTCGAATACCAGTGCGCGATCAGCATCAGCGCGCCGCGGCGGATCGATCCCGTCATGCGGATGGAGTTTCCGACGGGGTCCGGCAGCGGATCATCCGGAGCCAGCAAGGTCCGGTTGGTCCGAGCGTTGAACACCTCCACCGCATCCGCGATCAAGCCCTGGATGTACTCATCGTCCTGGGAGTGGCGAACCCGCAGATGCTCCTTCGCCACGCTCAGGTCAATCATCGTTCGGGACCAGCGCGAGGAGCGTTTCCTTGTTGGCACCCTTGTCGAAGGGGATACCCTTCGCAGTCAGCATGGCCTTCAGTTCCGCCATGGTCAGCTTCTTCAGGTCAGATCCGCCGCTGGGACCGTCAACGATAGTTGCGACCCCCAGGTGATCCACTGCCACCAGCGCGCAGCGGTCGGAAACCTCCTGCTCGCCGACGTCCACGGTTATGACCACGTTGCCGTCCGGAGAGAACGGGAACGCCTTTTCGACCAGAATCTTGGGCATTGCAGTGTCCTCCAAGGAGGGCCGGCCAGCGCCGGCCCTCCCAGGTTACGGGGCCGGGGCGGCCGAGAGGGTCAGTACCTTCACCGCCTGGGAGTCGACCAGCATGCCGCCGACGCGCTTGGTGGTGTAGAAGCCGACATAGGGCTTGTTGGTGTAGGGATCGCGCAGAACGCGGGTGCCGATGCGGTCCACGATGGTGTAGGCCCGCTTGAAGTCGCCGAAGGCGAGGGCATTCGCATCAGCCGCGATATCCGGCATGTCCTCGTTCTCGGTGATGCCGTAGCCGAGCAGGATGGACGGCTGGCCAACTTCCAGGCCCGGACGCCACAGGTAGTTCCCCTCGCTGTCCTTGAGCTTGCGGACGTAGGCAACCGTCAGATTGTTCATCATCCAAGTGCCAGCACGGCGATAGCCAGCCTTGACCGCATGCACCAAGTCGATGAGGTTGTCGCCGCTGAAGGCGGCGGCGGTGCCACTCACCAGTCGCTGCAGAGTGCCGTAAGGACGGGTCTTGTCGCCGGCCACGGCGAAGGGATAGGCAAACAGGCCCTTGGGCTTGTTGACGCCATCGCCCAGCAGGAATGCGGCGCCCTCCTTCTCGGAAAATTCCCGGCCGGCTTCGCTGTTCAACCAGCCCTCGGCATCGAAGAACATATCGTCGAGACTGGTCTGGGTGGCTTGCGGGTTGGCGTAGAGTTCGCCCATGAAGGCGTTGATCTGCGCCAGGGTCGGGGTACTGGTTTCCGGACGTGGATCAGTCTCGCCGACCCAGCCAGATCCGGCTCCGCCCAGATTTACCAGACGCTTGTAGTCCGGGGTGCCGACGGTGATCTGGTTGCACACCTGGCGCATCGGCGACTCGTCGCGCAGCAGCTCGATGATGTTGCGGTCGAGTTCCTCCGGGACAGCGTAACCACCATCCGCATCGACGCCGATCTGCAACGCCTTGGCCTGCAGTTCGCCCAGGCCGGTATCGATGCCCTTGCGCACGAACTGCATGAAGGCGGCCTTGTGCTCGCTCGCGGCCTTGGTGCCGGTGCCATCCGGGCGCTTCATCCCGGCCAACTCCTTCTCCAGCGCCGACTTCATGTCGTCCAACTGGCCCAACTTCTCGTTGAGGGTTTCGACCTGCTCGACCAGCTTGCCCTTCTCGGCCTCCAGGGCCTCGACGCGCTTGTCGTTCTTCTGCTTGAACTCGTCGAACTTGGCGCCGAGCTCTTCGGCAACCTGTTTTACATCTTGGATATCAGCGGGCATGGGGTTCTCCTCACATGCGATTAATCAGGGATTTCAGGGAGTCGAGCGCGGCGCCAGCATCCGCATCACGCGGGCAGGCAGCGCTGTAGCCTTTGGCCATGAAGGCCTTGGCCTGGGAGCCAGAGAACCCAACCTCGCGCAGGGCTCGCTCCACTTTGCTCGGCGGCGGCGTCTCGCCGCGCGCCAGCAGGGTTTTCACATCGGAGATACGGGCCTCATCGTTGGCCGGGAAGGTGACCAGCGATACCTCCCAGAGGTCGATAGCCTTCAGCAGCCAGATGCCCTTCTCCTTGTCGTACTCGTAGTCATCGAGCATGTAGCCGATCGACAGGCCGGAGAGGCTGCCGGCCTTCATGTGTGCGTGAGCGCGCTTCGCGAGAGGGTCGTCATCGATCAACAAGCGGCCCTTCACATACAAGCCGTTTTCGTCTTCGCGCATCTCGGTGTAGGGCCCGAGCGGCTCGGCGCTGTCGTGCTGCCAAAGCATCGCGGGTAAGCGCCCCTTTTCCTTCCAGCGAGCCAGCGAGGCCTCGAAGGCGCCTCGAACAACCACGTCGCCGTAGCTGTCGACGACGCCGAACACTGAGCCATAGCCCTCGAACTCGCCGGCATCGTTGACTGCCTTCAGCGTCAGCGGCACATCAAGGCGTTGTTTTGTCAGCATCGAGTGCCTCCGGATTGGTGGTCATGTTGGTCGGGGTCAGGTAGATATCGCCGCCAGGACGGGGGTTGAGGTCTTCCAGTTCGCGGCAGTCGTTGGGGCTCAGAATCCCCCACTGGATCCCCTTGCCGTATGAGGTGTATCGCCCGTTGAGGTCGCCCCTCATCAGCGCGCCGGCATTGAACTTGCCGAAGTGCGATTTTCTGTCCTTCTCGCTCAGCAGCCCGACTCGGATGCGGGCCTCGATGCGCGTGAGGATTGGCACAAGCGAGTAGTTCACGAAGCTCATGCCCATGTGCTCGATATTGTTCAGCGTCATCTTCTCGAGGTTCGCCACCAAGTGAGGCGGGACGCGGAACAGACCGCACAACTGCGCCTCGGTCATCTTTCTCGACTCGATGAACTGCGTGTCCTGGGCGTTTAGGCTGATCGGTTTCCAATCAAGCCCCATCTCCAGAATCATGGGTTTGTAGGCGTTGGCCGTGCCCATGTGCTCGCTCTGGAACTGCTCAGAGAGGCGAGTGAAAGCTTCATCCGTCAGGGTCTGTTCGGTCTTCAGAACGCCCGACGTTACGGCGCCATTCGAGAAGAGCTTGGACGCGTGCCGCTCCATTGCCTGCCCCAGGCCGATAGCCTGACGGGCGTAAGCGATGGGGTTCAGACCATTTAGGCCATCAAGGGTGAACAGCCGGACATGCCATATATCGTCCTGAGTCAGCGTCCTTGGTCCACTCTTGAAATTGACCTTGTACTCCACTGTCCAGTCGTCGTTGAGCTTCGGAGTGACGGCTTCCGGGTTGATCGGCAACAGCTCTACCACGTTGCCCAGGGCCTGGACCTTGTAGGCATAGAAGTTACCGCGCAAGCACAGGCAGGCAACGAGGAGTTCCCAAAACTCCTGGGCAGTCATGTAGCCATTGGGCGCCAGCGCCAGTACGTCATACAGCCGATGGCTTACGGCCGGAAGGCGCTGGCGCTCCGTCTGCTTGTACAGACGACAGGGCAACATTCCGATCGACTCCGCCAGCACCCGCACGCAGTTGAAAACCACGGTCTGTTGCATCGCGGTGGTGGTGGTGACCCGCTGCCCCGACTCCGTCTCATACGCGACACCCAGCACCTGCGCCAGCTTTTCGGGCGTATCGATGATCAACGGGTCGGAGCCCTTGCCGAACCATCGGCCCAGCTTCTTCAAAATTCCCATCAGAGCTTCCTGATACCGTGTTTCACGATGTGGTCGGAGAGGGTTTCTTCCGGCGGCTCCTGCGCAACGACACGCCCGATCGCCATGATCAGCGCCACAGCACCGTCGATCTTGTTGTCCTCGCCTTGCTTGATCGGGCGAACGACGTCGTCATTGCCCGGCAGGAACTTCCCGATCACGTTCCCTATGCACCAGGTCATGATCGGGTTGCCGTCGTGGTGGAACCGGCCTGAGGCGATAGCCGCTTCGAGCTCCTTCATGGGGGAGCTCATGTTGGTGTAGTTCTGGGTGATGACCACTGGGGTCAGCCCTTCGTCGTCCAGTTCGTGGCTCATGCCAGTCGCGCCGAACGGGTCAATCGGACTCTCACGAACAGGGTTAGCCTCGTTCGCCTCCAGCGCTTCGGCGAGGATTTCGCGGTAGTCCACCTCTGCGCCGGCGGTTGCGTACAGGTGACCGGTGTTGAGCCAGGCCTGGAACCGCTCGGCCATCCGCTTGTTGTCTTCGTCGTAGACCCGATCCTCTGGCACCCAGAAGCGAGGCGACACGCAGTAGTAGTGCCGCCGGCCGTCGATATCCCTCCAGAACAACCGCGCCATGCTGTTCATGTCGAGCTTGCGGGCCAGGTCGAAGGCCAGGACACACTCCTCGCCGGCGAACTGCTCCAGCGTGAGCGATTTGTCCTCGCAGGCCTTCCACAAGGCCATGTTGAAGAAGCCCGTCTTCGCCGAAACCCAGATGTTCAGGTGCTTCGTCTTGAAGGTGTTCGTGAACCGCGCCGAGCGGATGGCGCGAGCCAACTGGCTCTCCAGATACTCCCGGTAAACCGATACACCAATGTTCGGGTTCGCCTTGGCCAGGTTCTTCGGGTCCGTCCAATCGTCCCCCTCGTCGAGGGTCCAGATCCAAGCGAACAGTTCGTCGTCCGGCACCACGCCCGACAACATTTCGATCGCCTGGCGGCGCTTGTCGTAGCACGGTCCCTCGATGTTCGCGCCGGCCGTGGTGATGATGAACATCAGCGGTTGTCGGCGAGCGCCCATGCCGGTCAGCATCGTGTCGTACTGGCCGGAGTTGTCGTGCTCGTGGAACTCGTCGATCAGCGAACAGGACGGGGAGGAACCATCACCAGGGTCACCGATGATCGGTTCGAACCGTCCGCCATCGGCGGGGGTGTTCATGTTCGAGGCATTCACCTCGATGCCGGCGGCGGCGATCAGCAGTTCCGAGCGCTTCACCATCAACCGCGCGGGCCGGAAAACCTCCCAGGCCTGCTTCTCGGTGGTAGCGCCGCTGTAGACCTCGGCACCGAACTCGCCATCCGCGACGAACATCGAGATTCCGGTGCCAGCGGCGATCACCGACTTGCCGTTCTTCCGCGGCACCTCCCAGTAGCTTTCACGGAACCGGCGAAAGCCATCAGCCTTTTTCTTCCAGCCGAAGGTCACAGCCAGGCCAAACAACTGCCAGGCCTCAAGCGATATTGTCAGTTGGAGGCGCGCCCATTCCCCCTTCGTGTGGGGAAGAAGCTGGATCAGCTTCAGCTTCTTCTCCGCGGCTTCGGCGTCGAAGTAGAACGGATAATCCCGGCTCCGGCTCTTCTTCAGGTCGGAGAAGTGCCGCTCGATCGCCTGGTGGATATACAGGCAGGCGGGCACCTTCCCCTTCAGGACGGTCTTCGCCCAAGCCATCGCCTTGTCGACGTTAGCGCAGGCGGCCTTTGCCATTGCTTACCTCAGTAGTTCAGCGAAGGGATTCGCCTCCGGCTTCTTGTTGCCTCCGATGAGCCGGGTCCGGCTGGAGGGATCCAGGCCGAGCAGCGAGCCAAACGTCACCATCTGGCGCATCGCTTCGTTGGCGGCGGTGAGCGCGGGGTTCTTCATCGGGCTGCCTTGGGCACTCGTTACTGTGATTCCCGAGCTCTGCACTTCCTCCTCAGCCATGCGCCACTTGTCGTACGCAACGCAGAACGCCTCGACGTTGTGCATGTCGGTAATGGCCAGCACGCCGGCACCGAGTAACTCCGGCACGATCATCGACCACATCTCCGCAGCACGAGGCCGAAGGTGGCCCGGCGCATCGATATCGGTCACATCCGAAAACTTGGGTTCGTCCTTGTTCAGCGCCCGCTTGCCGGGGTTTCCGGCGAGCGCCTTCTTAGCTGTCGGCTTGGGCTTCCGGCCCCGGCCGGCCACTCTGGCGACGCCTGCCATCGGGCAACTCCTGATTTTTTAATTTCGCGGGCGCGTAAATCCGGTTCCCCCCGTCGTTCGGGAGGTTGGCCGCCAGAACTTTCAGCCACCCCCCTCCCCTGGGCGGTTCAATGCACCAATTCGGGGCATCCTCGGGGCGCCAGGATCCGCACCGTTCTCGATCCGTCCTACGCGCTCGCCTACGCGGTTGTGGCACGCCCGACACAGGGCGCGCAGGTTCGACCAGACTAGGCTCAGTTCGGGGTGAGTCTTGCGCGCCTTGATGTGGTCGGTGATCTGGCTCGGAGCTTCGTCACACTCCTCGCAGATCGGGTGCAGCCGTCGATATCGGGCGGCGAGCCGCTTCCAGCGCTCGGTCTTGTAGAACCCATCGGACTCATCCCGACGCTGGTTGTAGCGAGCGTGAACGGCCTGCAGGTGCTTCTCCCGCTGCTGCTGGGCCAGCACCGCATGCTTCTCGCAGTGCGAACCTTGCCGGATCAGCACGTTGCATCCTGGGTACGCGCAGGGCTTAGCTGGTCGTCTCGGCATGGATCACTCCTGTCGCTCGATGCAGTCCAGCACCTGTACCGCGCACGCTGTCAACGCAGCCTCAACGGCATCGATCGCCGCGGTTGCGTCCTCACCGTTCGCCAGCGGAGGGCGGCCTGGGAGCCGACACGGCGTCAGCGGACACTTGGCCTGCTGCGCGGTAGGCGCTGGGGTCAGTGGTTTCGGGGCGGGCGTACATCCGGCCAAGGCCAGCAGGGATGCCAGCACGCAGCCAGTCGCGAACAGCCTGGTCATTCTCTTTCAACTCCCGTAACGCCGCAGCATGGCGCGCGCCCTGGACCTCCAGGGCTTGGCCGAGCTGGCGGGTTTGCCGTTCGATCTCGGCGACGCGGCCGAGTTGGCGTTGCTGTTCAGCGAGGACGCCGGCCTGTAGGTCAATCAGTTGCTGGTTGCGGTCACGCTCCTGCGCCGCGACGTCAGCACGCTCCCGCTCTGCGGTCACTTGCAGGCTCAGGCGGTCCATCCGCCACATCATCCCCATCGCAACGAGCGCGACGATCAACCATGGAACCCACCTCATCACGCACCCGCCAGCGCTGCGCGCGCCCATTCGAGGCGAGCCGCACGGTCGTCTGCGCCGTTGTAGCCGCCGTTGATCTTCAGCATGATCCGCTCAAATCGGCCTTGATCGGCCAGATCGTTTAAACCCCGCGAATGCCAGAACCATCCCGCGGCGATTGCTGCCCAGGTCCGTTGCTCCAGCAGTTCCGGTTGCGCTACCAGTGGCAGCGCCAGGGCACGTGCAGCTTCGGTGTAGTTGTCGCGGCCGGTGATCATGATCAGGCCGCGGCCACGGTATCGATACCCATCGCCCGTATCCGGCGACCCGTTGCCCATCCGGTTTGCGTAGACGCGGTTCGCGATGTGCTCGGGCTGGCGGGCGTACTGCTTCGCCTCTGCCGGCGTGAACCGCTTCGGCCAGGTCTTGAGCAGCCCCTCTGCGGAGTAGTTCAGGTTCTCGACCAGGCGCTTGAGGCTCTGGCTTTCGTGCCCGACCTGAGCTAGGAACATCGCCACACGCTCGGGCGTGTTGATCTCGAACCGGGCCATGGCGCCGTTGATGTGTTCGACCCAGGTCGAGGCAGTAGCAGCACCGCAGCCGGTAGCGCGGTCGAGTTGGTCAGCGGTGATCTTCATCAGCCCACCTTCCTTTCCGCCCAGCGTGCGCCCAGCTTTTGCACGGTGCTTACCCCGAGGACACCAACAAAGCCGGCGGCGAAGAACTGCCAGGCAGGGCTCCAGCCAAACTCCTTGGCGGTGAGACCGACAACCATGACCAGCATCGCGCCAAGGGCCGCCTCGATCAGTTGCCGAACAATGCTCGGCTCCTTCCCCTCGTACTGGGTACGGAGCCAGGTAAGGATGAAGGCGAGCCCCATCGCCAGCCCTTGCTCGCGCAGCGCGAGCAGCACCGTGGCCCAGAATGACGGGTCCTTCTCTGGCATCTTCATAGTCTCGATATCCCCTCGGCGGGGCGGAAATGAAAAAGCCCAGCGCGAGGGCTGGGCCAGGGATAGGTGCAGGTACGGCCTTTCAAGGGGGCCGTGCGCCCCGCAGCGCAATGCGCCACCTGCAGAAACGGAAAAGCCCAGCTCGAAGGCTGGGCTCTTTGTTGCTCGATCCTCAAAACGCGCAAGATCGGCAGGATGGGATAAATATTGATGGAGTGATGACAGCAAGTCAAGCCCTATGCCGCATCCTTGGCCAGCAAGCCCTCCGCGTTGAGAATCTGCTCGGCCGCCACCAGCGCCTCGTCGACCATTTCGTCGAGAACACGATGAATCTTCCTGCGCCACTCACGCCGAGTCGATTCGGGCTTTCCATCGAGATCCCATGTGTTCATGTCGTAGAACTCATCCGGCAGGACGATCATTCCAGACGATCGAGCCATAAGGCGCTTCCGCTTCACTCGCTCTGCCTCCAGCGCGGCGCGCACGGCCCTGGCCTGCTTTTCTGGTGATCCGTCCACTGGGATTTCGACAGAGACGGTTTTCCGCAGCGCCGGCTGGACACCCTTCAGTTTCGGAATCGCCCAAGTCGTTATAGCCTTGTAGAGGAAAAGAGCAGGAGCCGGCGTTGCGACCACCGACCGCAGAAGAGAGATCGCCTGGACTTTCTTAGCCTGGTGAGTGCTGTACTTCGCCACCAGCGCCGCCCAGTGGCGCGGAATGAGTTGGTCATGCAAGCGAGCATGTACCCAGCAATCGATTTGCTGCCTGAGATCAGCGGATACCATCACTCCGCCACGACGACCAGGCTCGCCGGCCTGATAGAGCTTTTGCCATGCCTGCTTGCTTGTGTTGTCGATGCAGTCTGCTGCCAGCGCCGAAACGACCGCACTTGAAACGCTTTCGTAAATCATCGTCCTCTCCTCCGGCGCGCGTAGCGCCAATGGCTGGTCAATCCCCTCGAAAGTGAGCGCCGCCAGCGCCCTTCCGGTTGTTCTCTTCTCGCGCCAGCCTGCTCGCCTGGCGTCGCTGCTCTTCCAGCAGCCGCTTTACCCACATCCGCAGTTGCACCACCGCATCCCGCTGCTCCAGCGCCAGCCCCGTCACGCCATCGACGAACCCCGCTGCTCCACAAGCGGCGCAATCGATCTCGTGGAACACGCCACGGCTGTACCCTTTTCCGTGGCAAACGGGGCACTGAGCGAGCAGGCGTGGCTTGGTCGTCAGATCTGGACCATGTGTCTTTTTCATGCCAGCGCCTCGATGGTCACCAGAACCTCGCCCCCAGCTTTCACCTCGCCTCGAACAATCCGCAGGTCATCTACCAATCCGTCGTCATCCCAGGCGCCAGCCTTGGTCAACGAGTCAAGGAGCCCTTTGAGGAGATTGTCGAGGTCGCGCTTTCGCCGATCTGGCGGGGATGCATGGATAACAACCCGAACAGGCCCGGACGTCCTCCTGATGCCTTGTGCAAGGCAGTGCTGCAATACCGATCGGCGATAACTCCTGCCGCGCTCGCTGATCAGCGTTCCGGACTGCGTGTTCCGGTAGTAGGTGTTGTTGCTGGGCGGCCAGGGAAGGCGAATAGAGATCATGCTTCCACCTCGCCACCGTCTAGCCATGCGAGGAACCCCGCCGGTATGTCGTGCCCCTCCTCCGCCAAGATCGAGGCGCATTTCGAAAGCAGGTCCGATTGGGTTCCGTACTCAGCCTCAAAGCGCGCCTTGTACGGGTGAACGGCGACCCCGGTGAAGCCCGCACCGCCGTAGCCGTTTTGATGATGCCCAGCGCACAGCGGCAGCACATACCAATGCGCGTGGGGCTTCGTCCTGCCGTCGACGTGGTGAATGCTGCAATAGGTGTTCACGATCCCCATGGACACCCGACAGGCGATGCACCCCACATGGCGCGCCAGCAGGTCGTGCCAGCGCTTCTGCTCCGAAGTAACGGCCCGCCCCTTCACGCGACCTCCCGCGGGAAGGTGATCTGGTGATGGCGCTCGCAAACACCGCACGCCTCCTTCGCAGTCGCAACCGGGGTGCAAATGAATTCACCCTGTACGCTGGCCCGGTAGTGAGCCTCACCGGCGACCAGGAGCTTGCAGACCTTGTAGGGTGGCTGGGTATCGCTAACCATCAGATAGTCGTTGAGTACGCTCCACTTCATGAGCGATCTCCTCCTTTGAGTTGTTTTCGAAGCTGCGCAAGCGCAGCAATTCCAACGGATTGGGTTCGCGGCTTCTGGTGGGTGACCTCTCCCTCCGGAACCTTCCCGAGCGCCTCGCCGCGCGCCAGCTTCTTGATGATCTGCCGGTAGGAGATCTCCAGCGCCGCCAGCCCATCCTTTCTTGCCAGAGCCTGCAGCCGGCTGAATCCAGCGCCAGCGGCAGCCCAATACACCGCAGGGCAACTCCATTTCGCTGCTCCGACCATTGCCGGGTGGGTGTTGGCCAGCGCCTCGCGATATGCGTCATCAAGGGATGGCAGGCCGAAGACCTCAGGAGCCCAGCACCAGGCGCAGAACTGGCCGGCAGATGGAACAAGCGGCCTTGCCTGCGCGCTCAACGCTCTTACCCCGGCCTGCAGTTGCTCGCGGCGCGTAACCTGTTGCCGGACGATCTCTGCCAGCCACTCCGCCTTCGCAGCGTTCTCGACCTCATCGTTGGGCCAGGAGCTTCGCCATCCAGGGCAGATCGCCTTGATCCGCAAGAACAACCGGTCGACCTCGCCTCTCGTCTGTGGATCGACCTTCACCGCCGGCTGGGACAAGGGGCGCAGCCCAGCGCCCTGATTCACATGCGCCAGCACAGCACCGACCGATTGAGGCTCGAACTGCCTGCGGGTCATAGCTGCACCTGATCAGTCCAATCGGTCGACGGCGCGGAACCGGCTGTCGCCCACTTCGTCCGGTAAGCGCCAGCCTTGGCCAGTAGCAACCCGAACTCATGGCAACTGTCGACCAGGAACTTGTCATCCAGCCCGACGAAGAACGCCGCTACCGCTGGAGCCTCGCCGCCGAGGGCGGCAACCAGTTGCTTCACCTGGGAGTTGACCTTGGCGTTTCGCACCGGCTGAACACCCCAGCGCGCCTCGTAGGCTGCCCGGTACGCTGCCCACACATTCCGGCAAGCCTCCTGCAGCGCTTCGCCAGCCGCCGGCCCGGAACGGGTCGGCAAAGGTGACGGTTCTCCTGATGGTTCCCTTGTAGGTTCTATTACGGTTCTGGGTGCAGCATCTGCGGGGGTGGGGTGCAGATCCTGCGGGGGTGGGGGTGCAACATCTGCGGGGGTGGGTGCATTTGCTGCGGGGGTGCATATGCTGCTGGGGTGCATTTCCTGCGGGGGTGCATATGCTGCGGGGGTCACCGAGTACATGGTCGACCTGCCCTGGCGCTCCTCTACGCTCACAATCCCTGCGCCACGCAGCCACTTGATGGCCTGCTGTACCGCACGCTTCGACAGGCAGCAACGCATCGCTATGCTGTCAACCGCCGGCCAGCACACGCCCTGGTCGTTCGCCTGGTCTGCCAGCGAGATCAGTACCGCCTTCTGTGCGGGGCTCATGCCCTGGAGAGGCCAGCAGGCCGACATGATGATCGTGCTCACTGGCTCACCTCCGGCGACACATTTTCTTGATTCGTGATTTCGTGTCGCGACACACTATCGAGGATCACAGCTTGCCCTCCTCGATCTTCCGCGCCAGCACCGACAGCCCCTTGGCAGTGATGCGTACCTGGCTCGCCGCACGCTCGTCGCCCTGATCGTCGCGACCGAGAACCGTCACCTTGTGCATGATCCAGCCGTCTTGGATTCGTGGCTGATAGCCGATCCAGCGAGCAGAGCCGCTCCGGCGGTAGATCCATCGGTTCTGCTGGAGCCAGTCGAAGAGCCGGGCGGGGTTGATCTTGAGGTGCTTCGCTGCGTCGGTTATGCACATCGTGCCTGCCGCACCGCTGAGCCGCTCCAGGGCCTGGACCTTGGGCGCCTGCTCGCTGATGACCAACTGCAGCGCCTGATTCTTCTCGACCTGATCAGCAGCCAGCCTCAGTGCATCCGCCAGATTCGTAGGGACGGCGGGCACACCATGCGCTAGCTGAGACTCCAACTCCTGCCAGCGGTCCACCAGGCGCGCAGTGAATTCCGGGCTGAGCTGCGCAACAACAACGAAGCTGTCGCGCTTGTCGACGAGATAAACACTCACTGGCCGCGCCCCAGCGCCAGCGTGGGAAGTTTCCTCCGACGGAGTAAACCTGATGACCCCCTTCTCGCCGAGGCGCTCGATGGTCCTCTTCACGTTGTCGTGTCGGGACTCGACCAGCGCCGCAATCTCGCGGCTGCTCATCGCCAGGACCGGGCCTTGTTGGATGACTGCAACTTGTGACATATTCGTCTCCGTTGGATGTTCGGCACCGCCCACAGGTGCCTCCTCAGAAAGCCCGGTTGCAGCCGGGCTTTTTGCTGTCTAAATGGGTGCCAGGCCCACCGTGCTATCGTTTTGCTTCCACACGAAACGGGCTCGGAGGCCTGGCATGAACTGGTTGAAAGAAGCCTTCAGGCGCTGGAAGGAAAGGCATTGGGACAAGGAGTACTTCCCAGAAGGCCGGGGCGGAATAACGCCGATTAGGGCCTTCTGGGAGAAAAGGCGCGCATCAATCATGACGTTCGCCCTCTGGCTGATTGCTCTGATCGCTGGGGCCTTGATCCTGAGCATCGTTGGCCTTGGCTGACTCGATCTCGTGCAGCCGCTTTATGGCGCGATTCAGGAAATCCAGACGGTCCTGGTAGCTGTCCATGCCTCGGGGAAAGTGCACGTAAGGCGCATCTGCATCTGGGTAGAAGCGGTCATCCAGTGCCTTGTTGCGCCCGGCTCGATATCCGAACTCATGGCAGAGCAGAGCGACGATCCCGGCGGAGACTCCCGCCGCCAAGGCTGGCGCAATCTCAATCCGATAACCGCCAATGGCATGAAGAATGACCGCCGCCCAATAGATCAAAGCCATGGTGACCAAGCCACCGAACCAAACGAAGAACTGACGAATCATTGAGCACCTCACAACTGGATACCTGAACAGGGGTCAGAGCGGCCTGAACAAGCCCTGCGCATTCCCGTAGAGTTTCTTCTCGCTCGGGGTTTGATTGGCTGGCTGTCATGTCAGGCAACCGCCGACAGCACTTCCCACGGGAAAGCCGGACACAGGTCCTCTTTCTTGAATTTCCCGTCGGTCAGAACCTGAGCCCGCTTCGCAACAACAGGAGACATCCCGTGCTTTCCCCGGACCCATCCAGACACAGTGCTTTGGTCAACGCCGAGCTTCGCGGCGGTCTCGTCTTGAGTCCCAAAATGGGCGACGAGCTCTTTGTAGATGGTGGTCATAGCATCCCTCCTTATGGGAATACTCATAAGGTATCCCAGGGGAATACTCATTTGCAAGGATATGGGAGCGCCCCTGATACTTTTCGGATGGAACTCAAAGACCGCATCAAGGCCGCGCGCAAGCACGCCAAACTCACCCAGGCTCAATTAGCTCAACGAGTCGGCCTGGACCAAACCTCAATTTCCAACCTTGAGCAGGGGAAGTCGCAGGGGTCGGCATATATTGCTCAGTTGGCTGCCGCTTGTGGCGTAAGCGCACTATGGCTAGCCGCCGGGCGTGGAAACATGAACAACAATGAAGAGGTTCCACCAGGAGCCCCGAGCGAAAAGGACTACGCCCTGATTCCCCAATACACTGCTCGCGGCGAGTGCGGCGATGGATATTTCAATGATCACGTAGAGACCACTGAAGGTTTGGTGTTCAAGCGAGATTGGCTGAAGCGGGTCAACTCCAAACCAGAGAACCTCTTCGTGATCTACGCAGAGGGCGACAGCATGGAGCCCTACATATTCGAAGGCGATGTGGTTCTCTTCGACGTGGCCAAGATAGAGCCCCAGGATAAGCAGGTGTACGTCATCAGGCGACCAGACGGCGGCGTCAGCATCAAGCGCCTGAATCAACAGCTAACTGGTGCTTGGCTCATTCGAAGCGACAACCCTGACAAAACCGCATACCCAGACGAAATCGCAAGCGAAACGTCAGTTCATGATCTACCGATCATCGGCCGCGTTATCTGGCGTGGCGGCGGAATCGGCTCCTAAGCCCCTCCAGCAACCCAACGAGCCCGCTTAGCGCGGGCTTTTTTTCGTCCTGAGAAACCTCCGATGAGTCACCTCATAAAAAAATATGGGAATACTCATTGACAGTAAATATGAGCAGTCTCATACTCACCTCAACGCCGCAGAACAACGCAGCGCCAGGCCGCCGAGCCGCGCTCTTTCGAAAATTTGGGAACCCTCTGCTGCGCCAACGTCGCGAGACGCTGGGAGAGGCAAAAGACGCAGCCCGAGCTGGGCCGGACAGTCCAGCCGTGCAAGCCCATGCTTTGCACGCGACGTTGCTCAAGTCACCTGCCAATAGACCAAAGAAGCGAACGCAGGAGTGGGAACGAACCCCGACAAGGAGAAGCGACCGAGATGACACCAAGAGGAGGAAACCACCCATGCAGTAACAAGCCCAGCCGACGACACGGGTCGGCGCCTCGCGAGCAGTTGCCCACATCACCAGGCCGCCGGGCTGCAGCGAACCCGCGAGATTACCCCTAGTCCCCCATGACCTGCTCCGTAAGCCGATTGAAGGCGCAGCGAGGGAAGCCCAAGGCCAAACACATCTAGTCCGAGCTGCCATCGGTAGTGGTGAGGACAGCACTACGCCGCGCGAGACGCCAGATTGCTGAGCGCGGCGGGAAACACCGAATCGAATTAGCGCGCCGAGCTTCGGCTGAAGGCGCGCCGGACCTCATGCACCCTGCCCCATCACCCGGGCGCCTGCTCTGTAGCGTGCATGTTGTATGGACCCTTGATCCTCAGCGAAAGCAAGTTGGCTGATTGACGCTGAGGGGAGGAAGAGCGAGCCCACACACCGATAACCCAGAACCTGCAATCAGCAGCGGGAGCGGGCATCGCCAGGGGTGTTTCCTGGATGACAGTCGGGAATAGACCGGCACCGATTTCTCAGATGCCCTTCGCAAGAGGGGCATCGAAGAAGTCAACACGCCCTGGAGGGCAAGACGATGACCCGCATGATTAAAGGCAAAGAAGCTGTAGCGCTGGTGCAAGGTGATGTGATCATTGCTAGCAATGGGGAACAGCGGACCGTAGATGTTACTTGCCACCTGAAAGAAGGCTTTTTCGTCAGCTACGTGGGTGGCGGAAGCGACCGCTTCGGTGCTTTAGACCTGATCGACTTCCCGTTTGCACAACCTGAGCGTTGCTAACCACCCCGCCCCGGTTCGCCGGGGCATCACCAGCTCCAACCCATTTGCCCATCCGGGCGCCCTATCGCCCAACCCAGGGCAAACCTAAAACGGAGAATCGCGATGGCGAGCAAGAAAAAAGCTGCGTCCGAAGAGGTCGTGACCGCTTACAAGGGGTTCAAGCAAGACCTGACCTGCCGTGGCTACCAGTTCGAGATCGGCGGCACCTACAAGCATGAGGGTGAGGTAGAGGCATGTTCTTCGGGTTTCCACTCTTGTGAGTATCCCCTTGATGTCTTCGGCTACTACGCTCCAGGCGAAAGCCGATTCGCCATCGTAAAGGCTTCGGGGCAACTGAGCCGTCACGACGATGACAGCAAGATCGCCAGCGCCACCCTGGTGGTGGAGGCGGAAATCAGCATGCCGACCATGATCTCGCGGGCCCTCGACTGGATCATGAGCAAGGTAGATAAGTCGGTTGAGCAGACGGTGGTGGGCGAAACAGCGTCGAACACCGGCTACCGCTCGGCAGCGTCGAACACCGGCTACCAATCGGCAGCGTCGAACACCGGCTACCAATCGGCAGCCGAGGTCAGCGGCAAGGAGTCCGTCGCCGCATCCCTGGGCATCGAAGGCCGCGCTCGCGCATCTGCTGGTAGCGCCATCGTCCTATGTCATCGTGACGACGAGGGGCGCCTAATCCATATCCGCGCCAGCAAGGTCGGGGAGAACGGCGTAGAGCCGGACACCTGGTACCAGTTGAATGCCGAGGGCGAGTTCGTCGAATTCGACGAGTGAGCTGCCATCGAACAGCGAACGAGTCTAGGGGCTAGCGCAGCCAGACCTGACGCATCCGGGGAAGCGCCCGGCGTTCGCTCCATTTGCCCTGATACGGCAAGAGAGGAATCCATGCCATCACTTGGCGAGTTCGCAGCAATGTGGGGATTTCTGCTTCTGACGATGTTTTTGCCGATCCGTCTGAAGCGTCTTCCTATTCAACAGCAAGACGCCTGACAGGCAGGAGGACAGAATGAGCATCGTTAAATGGATGGTAAGTTATTTGGGTGACAACCCGCGGCTCTGCGAATTCGTGAAAGAGACAAATCACTTCTATATAAAGTCCAATAAAAGTCGCGAGTCAAAGATCAGTCGTTATCACGACTTCTTTGATACAGAGCAGGAAGCTCTAGATTTCATCCAGTCTAGAAAACAGAGAGAGGAAGAGAATAAAAGGCTGAAAAGGATCCAAGACGCAGCGCCTGAACTTCTGGATGCTCTAGTAGCTCTGGTTGAGTGCAAGCAAACCACACCAGAGCTTTGGGAAGCAGCAAGAGCCGCAATCGCCAAGGCAACCGCCTAACGCGCCCTGGCGCATACACACATTGGAGGCGAGATATGGCAGCCGGTGACTACTACTCGTGCGACGTATGTGGGAGAAAGTGCTTCTACGACGCGAACCTGAACTACGAGCGGCCAGACAAGAACGGCAACGACTCGTGGGGGTATCCCATCAAGGCTGAAGAAATGATGCTCGGCACCAACTGCAAGCTCGACTACTGCGGCGACATGGCTGCTCTCTGTAGAGACTGTCTGGCGACACACGAGATTGTTGTGCGCGAGAAGAGCAAAGACTGACTCCCGGCAAGGACGCCACCCTTCAATGGGGATGAGTCCCGCGCAGCGGGAGATGTACTAGGTACCTGCGGCCGTCCCTGCTTCGGCATACGAAATGAGTCACTGAATGGGTCCGCGCCAAGTCAGTCGCCGGTGAGACTCCGGCACATCCCCACCCTACCCCTCATTAGCCCGGCAAGTCCGGGCATTTTTTCGCCTGTATGACGACAGCGATTCGGAACGCTGCCGCATGCACGCGAACGCGAGGTGAACATCATGTCATTCCAAACAAAGGAAACGCGCAAGGCTCGCCGCCGACACCTGTGCGAATGCTGCTACCGCATTGTGAATGCAGGTGAGCGATACGTGAAGGTCGCCGGCCAGAACGAAGGTGACTTCTACAGCGCCAAGACGTGCTTGGCCTGTGACAGCCTCATACAACTGGTATGGGAAACGGCAGGCCCATACGACTACCCGGATGGTCTGGCATTCGATGAGTTCTATCAAGCTGCCGAAGACCTAGATCTAGCCTGCCGGATTCCGCAGGAAAACAGGAGGGTAGCCGCATGAACACCGCATTGAAATACGCCCAGGAGCGCTGGGACAACGCGCTACCGCCTAATGATGACGGCGACCGCGAGTATGTCACTGAGCAAGTCGGCAAGCTGTTGAACTGCGAGGACGGTGATTGCGTGCCGTTCCATGATCGGAAAGAAAGGCCCTTTATCGGCCCTGAGTTTACGGTCTACGGCTTTGCCGGATTCGTGCCTGAGTGGCTCGCAGAGGTCGACAGCAAAGAGTGCCCGATGACTCAGCTACTCCTAGCCGTCCGCCGAGGCGATCTGGAACTGGCACAACGCATCTGGTTCCGCGCATTCGAATCCACGCTTATCGAGAACGCTGAACGACTGGTTAGGGAGAGGCGAGCATGAGCATTGACTGGAACACGGCACCGGAGGGTGCGACTCATTGGGAGCCGAGTGGACCTGAGTTCAATGAAGGATGGATGAAGAAAGAAGGGAATGGCTGGTTCTTTTGGGGGCTAGGTGCAGAATGGAAGTACGAGGGTGATGTATCCGCAGAGCGTGAGGCGACATTCGAGGCTAGACCGCAAGAGGCCTGGGACGGCCAGGGCCTGCCGCCAACCGGCCTGCTGGTGGAATGGAAATCCGGCTTGGATCACGAGTGGAGGCGCGTAACCGTGCTGGCCTACGCCAATGGCGATGCGTGGTTACAGCCCGAGGACGGCGACTCATTCATCGTCGGAAACCCGGAAAACTTCAGGCGCATCCGCACTCCCGAGCAGATCGCCGCCGAGGAGCGGGAGAAGGCAGTCGGTGATATGGCTATGTCAATTCAAGGAGTTCCATATCAGTACCCTACGCTTTACGCGCTATTTGACGCCGGCTACCGCCGCCAGGAGGAAGGGAAATGACAACCCCTATCAGTGATGAGCAGTTGGAGGAGTTGGAAGGGTATTCGCAGCATCCCGCCTTCCTCGGCGACGAAGATTCAGCAATCACCATGGGAGAACTGCGCGGACTGATCGCCCGCCTGCGCGCTGCTGAGGCTGATGTAGAGCGATTGAACAAGCTCGACGCTCTTTGTGAGGCCTATGGATTTGAAGGCATCCACGAAGGAAATCGCTGGATGATCGATGGCCCATACCGCGACATACGCGCAGCGATTGACGGCATCAAGCCAGCCATGGACCGCACGCCATGACCATCACCATAGACCTGACCAAGGCCGCCCAAGTCCTGATCTTCGGCGGCTTTTTTGTGGGCGGTATCGGCGCTTTCGCCTGGGCATTCGTGGGGATGGTTACGCCATGAACCACCACCTCAAGCGAATCATGCTCTACACCAAGCGCACCCTGCTAGGCGCGATGGTTGCGATCCTGATCGTGTTCAAGGCAATCGAACTCGGCGGTGCAATCACTGGCGAAGTCACCGCAGAACAACCAGCTACGCACCTGTCCGCAGCAGGCCGGTAATCCGGATAACTGCGGCTTCCCCAGCGGGCGGTGGACGGCATGAAGAAAACACCCGCAGCAGCGGCTTCTAGCGCAACGCTATTCATCCCGCAGGGGTGACGCTGCCGAGTGGCGCCGTAAGCGCCTTTCCCTTCTAACCCCTCCCTTCATTGGCTGCGCATGCGCGGCGAGGATCACTCATGTCCGCAGAAACCCAACTGGTCGAAGTGCCGGCCAAAGAAACCGCCCTCCAAGTCTACTCGGCCGTCAATGGCCTTGACCCGTTCCTGGCCAAGATTCGCGAAGAGATCGACGGCTTCGTGCCAGACGTCACTACCCGCAAGGGCAGAGAGGCCATCGCCTCCATCGCCTACAAGGTCGCCCGCTCGAAGACGGCGCTGGACAACGTAGGAAAGGAACTGGTCGCCGACCTGAAGGAAGTGCCGAAGAAGGTCGATGCCGAGCGCAAGCGCATGCGTGACCTGCTGGACTCCTGGCAGGCAGAGGTACGCCAGCCCCTAACTGAGTGGGAGCAGCGCGAGGAAATGCGCAAGGCCAAGCACCAGGCCGGCATCGATCAGATCAACCTGCGCCTGGAATGCCGCGACCTAGATTCGACCGAGTTGAAAGCCAACATTGAGTGGCTGGAAGGCCTCTTGATTGGCGAGGACTGGGAAGAGTTCGAAACCGAGGCCGCCCGTACCAAGGACAAGGCCCTGGTCGCGCTGCGCGAAGCCCTCGTTGCACGCGAGAAGTATGAAGCCGAGCAGGCCGAACTGGAGCGACTGCGCGCCGAAGCAGCAGCACGCGAGCAGAAAGAGCGCGAGGAGCGCATTGCCCGCGAAGCAGCAGAGCAGGCACGGCGTCAGGAAGAGGCCAAGGCCCAGGCAGAACGCGACGCCGCAGTACGCCGTGAAGCCGAAGCACAGGCCGCAGCAGAGCGCCGCGAACTTGAACTTAAGCTTGCCGCCGAGCGCGCCGAACGCGAAGCCATTGAAGCCAAGCAGCGCGCAGAACAAGCAGAGCGTGATGCGCAACGTCGCGCTGAAGAAGCCGCAGCGGCAGAACGCAAACGGCAGGCCGATGAGCAGGCCCGCATCGAACGCGAGGCTGCTGCACGCGAAGCCGACAAGGCGCACAAGAAAGCCATCAACAACGATGCGTTGGCGGCTCTTATCGCCGGCGGCATGCCCGAGGAATGCGCCAAGCAGGCGATCACCCTGATCGCTCAGCGCAAGGTTCCTCACATCACGATCAACTATTGAGGTTCACATGGGAACTGCACTAACACCGCTCCTGACGAAGTTCGCCACGCGCTACGAGATGGGTACCACGCCTGAAGAAGTGGCGAACACGCTCAAGCAGACCTGTTTCAAGGGCCAGGTCAATGATTCGCAGATGGTCGCCCTGCTGATCGTGGCAGACCAGTACAAGCTGAACCCCTTCACCAAGGAGTTGTACGCATTCCCCGACAAGAACAACGGCATCGTGCCGGTTGTTGGTGTGGATGGCTGGGCTCGGATCATCAACGAGAACCCACAGTTCGATGGCATGGAATTCTCAATGGACCAGCAGGGAACCGAATGCACCTGCAAGATCTATCGGAAGGACCGCAGCCATGCCATCAGCGCGACTGAGTACATGGCCGAGTGCAAGCGGAACACCCAGCCTTGGCAGTCCCATCCGCGCCGGATGCTTCGCCACAAGGCAATGATCCAGTGCGCACGCCTCGCGTTCGGGTTCGCCGGCATATACGACCAGGACGAGGCCGAGCGGATCGTTGAACGAGACGTCACTCCCGCAGAACAGTACGAGGACGTCAGCGAGGCGGTATGCCTGATCAAGGACTCCCCAACAATGGAAGACTTGCAGGCAGCATTCAGCAATGCCTGGAAAGCCTACAAAACAAAGGGCGCGCGCGACCAGCTTACGGCGGCCAAGGACCAGCGGAAGAAAGAACTGCTGGAGGCACCTATCGACGTTGAATTCGAGGAGACCGGCGATGATCGAGCAGCGTAGTGATGAATGGTTCGCACAGCGCCTGGGGCGGGTGACTGCCAGCAAGATCAAGGATGTGATGGCAAAGGGGCGCAGTGGCGCCCCTTCTGCTACCCGTCAGAACTACATGATGCAGCTCCTGTGCGAGCGCTTGACCGGCAAGCGCGAGGAAGGATTCACCAGCGCCGCAATGCAGCGTGGCACCGACCTGGAGCCGATTGCTCGCTCGGCCTACGAGTTCAATGCAGGCGTAATGACGATCGAAACAGGCCTGATCATCCATCCGCGAATCGATGGATTTGCCGCGTCGCCAGATGGCCTCGCGGGGGAGCATGGGCTCGTCGAGATTAAATGCCCGTCTACCGCAACCCACATCTACACGATGCAGTCGGGCAAGCACGACCCACAGTACGAGTGGCAGATGCTCGCCCAAATGTCATGCAGCGGCCGCGAGTGGGTCGACTTCGTGAGCTTCGACGACCGCCTGCCTGATGAATTGCAGTACGTGTGCTTCCGCTACCACCGCGACGAGGAACGCATTCGCGAGATGGAGTCCGAAGTTAAAGCGTTCCTGGAAGAGTTGGCAGAGCTTGAACATCAGATGCGAGAGCGCATGAGGAAAGCAGCATGAGCGTGAAATACGATGTTGTGGCAACCGTTGGGCAGTACGAGAAAGACGGCCAGGTCAAGTACCTGAACCGCAAGGTTGGCGTGATCGTCAGCACGCAGAAAGGGTACCGGCTGAAACTCGATGCCTGCTTTAACCCGGCAGGTTGCCCGCAGCGATCTGACGATGGCGCGGTATGGCTTGCGCTGTTCGAGCCGAAAGAGAAGGAGCAACAGCAGAGCGCCCCCCGACAAGCTCAGGCTAACGACAGCTTCGACGACGATATTCCATTCTAAATCAACAAGTTACGCGCAATTAAAGGCCCTCTTAAGGGCCTTTTATTTTGCCCGGAGAAAGCCATGGAAACCGACATTCCCGAGATTCTAAGCGACCTGAGGATCGGCGCTGATGCGTGGTGCGGCGTGCAAGAGCCGGTTGCCCATGCGCTGACTCACGATGACATTCAAGACGCCGTTGCTGAGTACCTGGCAGCGGGAGGGGTCATCACGACGATCCCTGCGGGCGTCTCTTCAAATCAGCCGGTCACGTTCAATAGCCGCATTACCGGAGCGTCTACCGGAATGGAGCGAGAACAGCAGAGACGTGTTCAGGCAAAACGCACGGCAAAGGACATCGAATACTGCCAGATGCTCGAAGACCTGGTGATCCTGGATTGCGGGCGATGGGAGATCGGCCCAGCCATGGGGGTAAGCGATCACACGGTACAGCGCCTGCTTCGCACTTACTTCTCCACCCGCTCCGAGTTCGACAAGTGGAGGGCATCCGGCCACGGGAAATCGACGCTCATAAACGGCGAGAAGCCGTGTTCGAAATGCAAGACCGTCAAGCCTCTATCTGAGTACTACTCGAACCCGAGCAAGAAGGACGGCCATTGCAGCGAATGCAAGGCATGTGAAAACGCGCGGAGGCGAGCAGCAAATGCAAAGCAAGCGGCTTGAGTTCCCCGAATCTACGGACGAATACCGCGAAGGCACCGAAGCCAGGGATCGCGGCGAGCGTCTTCAAGCCTGCCCCTACGGACTGCACATGCTCTATGAGCGGTCGCTGTGGCTCGCAGGACATCACGACAGAGACATGGGCATAGCCCCGAGGGTAGCAGCATGAATAGCGGACTCTGCGAATCAGCCGAGATGCGGAAGATCGATGCCTTGTGCAAGGGCAAGTGCGGTTCTGGACTTCTTCCAACCGCAATGCTCCTGCTCAAGAAGGCCAACAAATACGTCGGGGTCCACAACAGCATTGGCGCCATGGACCTCAGCACAGAGATTGTCGAATTCATCGCCGCTATTGAGCGGCAGGAGAAGGGATTGTGAGCAACGAATTGACCGATGTGCGCTGCCCTTGCGGCGACGAGTACCCAGCCGACAGCTACGACGCAGGGTTCATTGCCGGCTCCGGCATGTGCCAGAACTGTGACGCTGCACTGCCCCCGAAAGATATTTGCACCTGCCCTTCCGGCGACGGCCCCCTCCGCCATCCCTGTCCGGCACATCCTGCGGTAGAGCAGGCAGGCGGGGATGAGCGCGACTTCCAGGCAGAGGGCGCACAGGAGGTTCCATCGCCAGTCTCACAAGAGTATGACCGACATTTGATCAGTCTTTTGCGTAAAGGTGAGGCACTTCCTGGCCACCAGGAGGAGGCCGCTGACGAGATCGAGCGCCTGCGCGATTGGAATGATCACCTGAACAACACCGTTCTACCCAACATACTCAATCCAAATTTCCTGATGCTCATGAAGGGTGGCGAGAGGCTGCTTGACCTGTGCACGAAGGACGGCAAGTTCATTGGCGTATCGCTGAATGACATGAAGGACGTGTTTGATTGGATGGTCACGCACGCTCGAATTGCACCTGATCACGCCGCCCTGGCGCAACCCTCCCCGGCGTCGGACCTCGACCCGCTCAACCTAGCCCCGCATGCGGAAGCGTTCAACGAAGCGCCCGCTGAAGCACTCAAGCCTGAGCCGGCAGAGGCGGATCGGCCGGAGGTGGTGGCGTGGCAATACCGCGTCACCGCAGGCCCGCAAACTGGATGGAGTCTATGGCACCCAGGGAAAGGCGAGGAGTTCGAACGCTCCTACACCGTCGAACGCCGGCCGCTGATGACCGTCGCCCAGTACGACCGCATCGTCGGGGAGCTGCGGGCGGTGATCGCCCAACTCCGCCAGCACAAGAACGATTACATGGATTCCGGCCAGGAAACTTACCGAGCCTTGCAGAACGAAATCCGGGAGCGGGAAGCGGAAATTGCTCGTCTTGATGGTCTGGTTTCGGGCCGCACGGCAGAGCGCGACGCCGCCCTGGCCAGGGTCGCGGAGCTGGAGAAGCAGGAGCCGGTGGCTCACCTGCGTGCATCTGACCTTGAACGGCTGAATCAGCCTGGGATTGCAGGAAGCGCAGGTTCCCTGTGGAACGGTCCGCGCGAAGGTTTCGTACCGCTCTACGCCGCCCCTGTAGCCCAGGCTCAGCACAGCGTGCCGGTAGCGCGAGAGCAGTTGGAGCGGCTGGTTCGAATTCTCGACGCCCACAACTACGCAAAAGATGCTGAAGCACTAATGGCTCTGCTCGCCGCCGCGCCCGGCAAAGAGGGGGTGTGATGGCTTTTCTCTTCGCATCTGGCGATCCGCGCGGCGAGCCGAAGCTGACGCTTGAACAAGACGAATTTGGAAAGTGGGAGTGGCGTGTATGGTGTCCGCTCGGTGCTAGACCTGAACGCCAGGCGCAAGCTTATGCCGTAGCAGAGAAACTCAACAGCCCGACTGGACGACTCCGCAAGCATCGCCATGAGTCGCTGCCACCGCGAACCGAAGATTTCATGCGAGGAATCGTCAAGGAGGTAGGTCATGAGTGAGGTGAAGCGGTATCACTTCGAGGCGTTCATCGACAACTACTACAAGCACTATCAGTTCATCCTAGCCTCCGACTACGACGCCCTAGCTGCCAAGCTGGCCATGGCTGAGGACGCAGCGGCAAAGGGGGATGCTGCCCGCCAGCAGTGCGGCGGCATGGAGATGGAGATCGAGGAGCTGCGCGAGAACGCGGCCAAGCTCGCCATATTCGCGCAGGAGATCATCAGCGGAGCACTGGAGGGCGGCAGCTTCGATGGGGCAGACATCCAGGAAAGTGCAGAACGCCATGGGTTGATCGCCAAGCAGGTGATGAACGAGCCATGCCGCGGCCCAGAAGAGTACTGCGCATGCGCCTGGTCTACCTCTTTCCCGACTGAATGCTACCGGATAACGGCAGAGCTTCGCGCACTGCTGAGCGAGCAGGAGGGAGGGAGGCAATGAGCATGGAGTTCATCCGCAAGGCTTATTCCGTTCCATGCAAGCGCGGTGGCGAAGTCATTTACCGAGGGCGTGGCACGGAAGAGCGAGGGACAATCACAAGCGCCAAGGGCGCCCACCTCATGATCAAGCTCGACGGCGAAAGAAAGCCAAGGAAGTTCCACCCGACCTGGGAGTTGCAGTACCTGCCGGAGCAGGCATAGCCACCCATCGCCAACCACTGTACGCATATACAGCAATTCGGATAATGGGCTACCCACTACCCGGATTGAATATGCGCACGAAAACCTTCCGCCCGCCGCGCCGGCATGAGATCGCCGGCCTCCGCTACTACCGCACCGCGTCAGCTTACAACTGGCTCGGCGTAGCGATGGCCCATCCGACCCGAGCAATCCAGTTGCTGCTCGAGCAGTGTGAGCCAGACGTGCTTTCGCCGATGTTCGAGATTGAGATCGACGCGATCCTGCGTCAGGCAGACGAATACGCGCGGTCTCGCGAAGTGCTGGACCGCGAGGTGCTGCGCGAAATGCTCATGCACCTGATCTCGAAGGCCGCGGGCGACTGATCCGGAGCCCCAATGAAGAAAGCTCTCTCCCGCATGGCGGCAGTAGCCGTCATTGGCGCCAGCCTGGTCGCGCTACACGCAGTGATCGAGCTAGCGCCAGCATTCGCAGCCCTGCAATGGGGCTGCTCGTTCTAACCGCACGGTAGCCGATGGCTGCCAGTCCCCGAAAACCATTTTCCCGACCAGCGCCAGCAGGGCGGGGAGGTATTGTCCAATGAAACTCGTAACCCTAGAAGAATGGGCGGCTGAGCACTTCAGGACGCCGCCGAGTATCAACACCCTCCGCAGGTGGGCAAGGGATGGCTGTATTATCCCTGCTCCTGTAAAGCATGGTCGAAGCTACTACGTGAGCCAGGATGCGGAGTACAGCAGTCAAGAACCTGCCAAACGCTCAGAACCTGGCGAAAGTCTGATATCCCGCATAAAGAGCGCACGCCATGGCACCAAGGCCGCGTAAAGAGGGGTCAAAAGACCTCCCCCCAAACCTGTACAAGAAGACGGACTCTCGGTCAGGCGTAACCTACTACGCCTATCGGGATCCAGTAAGCGGCCGGATGTTCGGCATGGGAAAGGACAAGGCCCGCGCGATTCGGGAAGCGATCGAAGCAAACCACACGGAATCGCTTCAGCCGACTATCGCCGACAGGCTCAGTTCTGAGCCATCACGTCCGCCGCGGCTATTTGACGACTGGCTCACCGAGTATGAAAAGATCTACGTCGAGCGCGGCCTGGCGGCGGCCAGTGTCCGTAATACTCGGATGCGCCTGAAACGGCTGCGCGCCAGGTTCGGAACGATGGACATCCGGGATATCGGGACCATTGATGTGGCCGGCTACTTCTCGGAGATGGCGAAGGAAGGGAAGGCACAAATGGCCCGAGCCATGCGATCCCTTCTGCGTGATGTTTTCATGGAGTCGATGGCGGCCGGATGGACTGACAAAAACCCGGTGGAGGTGACGAAGGCGGCGCGGGTGAAGATCAAGCGCGAGCGCTTGACCCTGGAGACATGGCGTCTGATCTATGCCGAGGCGAAACAGCCCTGGTTGAAAAGAGCCATGGAACTAGCGGTTATTACCGGCCAGAGGCGGGAGGATCTTGCAGCAATGCAGTTCAAGGACGAGCAGGACGGATACCTGCAGGTTGTTCAGTCGAAGACGGGCATGCGCCTTCGTATAAGCACGTCGATCGGACTGGCTGTCCTTGGTCTCGATCTGTCCTCAGTGATCAAATCATGCCGCGGGAGGGTTCTTTCCCGCTACATGATCCATCATCACCGCACCATCAGTCGCGCCAAGGCTGGGCAGCCGATTATGCTGGACACCATAAGCGCCGCGTTCGCTGATGCGAGGGACAGGGCGGCGAAGAAGCATGGACTCGATTTCGGCGCCAGCCCGCCAAGCTTCCATGAGATGCGATCCCTGGCTGCCAGGCTTCATGAAGAAGAAGGGCGCGATGCGCAACGCCTGCTCGGCCACCGCTCCGCGAAGATGACGGATCTCTACCGGGACAGCCGGGGCGCCGAGTGGATCGACGTGGCATAA